CTTAAAATCTTTCAATAAGTTTCGAATGAAGGGTGTGAAATAGGCGCGGTTGTTCAAGTAGTAAGGAACCGACGAGGTAGGAGGGGTTTCCAGAGAACACAGTGTACGAGTTGCTTTGACGCGGACCACCGGTTCTTCTCCTAAAATCAATCGTTTTAACTTCTTGACAGAAAAAGTAAACTCCTTTTCCTTGACTACTTTTTCAGTATACGTATACTCTTGTTTAAAATCAAACTGATTCATGAATTCTGTATAGTTGAAGGCCTCCTCGTGAATAGAACCGCTTTGCACGAATACACCAGGAGGTTGTTTGGGAGTTGGACGAATCGTAAATTTTTCCATATACACTAATACAATACTAAAATTATACAATTTCTCTGTAGGCTTGTGCAAGTCCACACTGAGAACACGTCGATGCCAAACATTCATGTTGAGGTTCGATCGAATATGTATTTCGAATGACTTGTCTTGCCTTATAATTCATATAAAATAAACAAAAATAACTCATCGTGAGGAGACTATAGAACCATGTATACGTAGACGGATGAACCTGTATACAGGAGACTTGTCCAAATATACATGCATCCATATCCCCGTAGTAGACACAGGGTGTATCTACCCCGTTGATCTTCATATAGTGGCTGCTACAGTCGTCTTTATCAAAGAGTATACACTGATCGGTCTCATGAGGCGGACAATCGTACGTGTTGTAGTATCCTACCATCGAGTGTATACTGCGTATACCTAACACAAGAAGGGCATAGGACATGAAATGAAGACCGTAACTAGTCAGGTTTAATTTTGCGTATACATGGCACGGCAACAACCATGTGACTAAACAGGATTCGCTATCCACCGTACACAACGAGGTCGTCCATTCACGAACAGCATGAGCGTACATACAGTAGTTAAAGTTATTTTTTTATATCTTTTGGAAAGAAAGCTGCCTTATTGCTTTCATAAAAGTTTCGTGCAAATAAAATCACATACGAAATGAGGTAGGTCAATCCAACGATGATAAGAAGATCAAGCATCGTTCGCCACGGTATCATGAATAAAGGGGATATTATTTTGAAGTGAAGGTAAATAGATCTGATATTTTTTGATACAAGATGACCAAGAGTATACAGCTGATGACCACGACCACAAAGTAAATGAGGCCCGAAAGATCAAACTTTACAGCACTTGTCGGAATGATGGTTTCTTTGACCACAATTTCTCCATCACTATCCGTAGGCTGACAATCGATATAAATTTGTCCATCTCCTGAAAATCCGTTGGACGTGGTCCCCTTTTCATTCTGAACCAGCGTAGATGAATTGGGTCGGACCTTTGAAAAAGGAGTAGTACATATGGCAGGAAGGCTTGAGTTGGGGACTCCTGGAAGACCCGTTATTTTACTGATGGTTTCCGAGGATAATTTAAACTGATTTTTGGAAAAGACGATGTAGGTATCCTTATCGGACCCTCCCAAATAAGGACCTTGATGCACTATGTAGGAACTTTTGGGAATAATGTCCATTAAATTAAAATTATTGAGATTCAAAAATTTGGTATTGCGATTCTTATAATAGGTATCGATGATGGTATCTAAAGGACTCGACGAAGGAGAAAACGCGCTCGATGTAATGGGGATGCACAGATATAACATCGAACTCTCGGATTTATGAGAAATCACCATTTCTAAGGGAAGTTCTTCTCCGTTAAATCGGTGAATTCCTCCGTAAATCAACATGATGGAATCTTTTTCATTCAACTTATACAATTTAGAATTGTACAAGACATGACTGGCGGGTGCATCATACGTAATTGAAAAATAAGTTGGATTCCTAGAAGGATCTACGGAAAATCTAGCGACTGGACTGGGTTTATAATCGTAGGATAGTCCACACTGGAGGGAGCATTTTGTGGTAACTGAATCAGGAATATCTATTTTTACCATAGTTATAGATTGTATTTTATTTTACCGCATTCTGCAAGAATCCATCGGGTAACATCTTAAGAAGTTCCATCGTTTTATCAATCATTTTAGATAACTTTTCAACATCTTGAGGACTGGATGCTCCACCTATAGCCGGTAGTTCCGCAGGAGTTATTTTTTTAGATCCAACGAACTTTTCTGTTTCTTTTTTATTTCCGCCTGAACCACCTTTTTCATCCTTTTTGGGAGCAAGAGGAGGACTCGGTACAGCTGGTTCTATTACCCCAACGGCATCCGCTAAGGCAGTCGCCTTCTTGACCAAATCTTCTGGTTTTTCGTCAGGTTTTGCAGTTGCATCCGTTTCAGGTTCTTTATCTTCCATTCCTTCACGGTTAGGTTTACGAAGCGCAGCCGAAACCAGAATTGCCGCAACTAAAGCAATCGTTTTATTCGGGTAAAGCGCAAACATCAGTACACCTCCTACCAAAAACCCTACAATCGGAGTCACCTCTCCTGCAGCGATGTACGCGAGAATGATAAGGGCAGAGACTACCGCAGTCCCATAGTACACTGCTACATTATCCGGTCCACGAGGCTTCATAACATAACGGAATATAAAAACTATTTTATTTCAGACAGCAATTTCTCGTAGATTTCATCGTTGGGGGTATGATTCAGTAGATTGACCACATAAGGATGCATATACTCAAAATAGTCATAACTAAACAATACATAAAAGGCATGTTCCGAATTTACCCAAGGGTATATTTCCATAACTTTATGGATTAACGAAAAAAGGGTGCGTTCCGTTTTGACTCGTTCATAAAGAACCGTTATACATTCGTTCAAATCATCGACATCCTTGATTTGAAATACCTTAAGTAATTCGGCCTGATATTGTTCATTTGTTCCTACAGATAAATAAGCGCACGTAGTCGACGTATCATACATGTACTAGGTTATGAAATTAATGGTGTAAAACAAACTCATCTACATTTAATTTGGTCATCGTGGTGGTTATGGAGGGAGTTCGAGTATGTACATCATGAAACAACGATGTGGATTTTGCTCCCTTAAGAACTGCCTGAATGAATGAATCATCGGACATAAGTTTGAATTTTGTATCGGGATGGTAGTCGGGCATGACCTTTGCATGCATCAGAATTGCCGTCAGAACAATATACGCAAAGGCGTTGGTATCTTCTTTAAATTCATGAGGATCGAATAAATCGGCGTATTCTAAATTCATGTGATGAAGGACGTTGACCATGTTTTGGATAGAGTATTGGCGTTCGATTTCATAGAGACAGTTGACGGGAATATGGGTTATGGCTGAAATATAACAACAGTTGAGAACACGGGCACAAAGTTCGCAGTAGGTTTCAAACACGTTGACTTGTTTTTTATGGAACATCGTAAGGATTTCTGTACATTCATGATCCAGAACTTCTTCTGATCTAAAATAGTGCATACATTCATGGATAAAGACCTTGAACCATTCTTCACGGCGGTAGACCACGATCATCTTTCCGTCGCAGTATCCGGTGTTCAGGTGGGATTCTCCAAAGATCCGATTCTCAGGGTAGGACTTCAGTACAGGAGACAGATAAATCTCAGCGACGATTGGTTTGACTTGAATGACGTGGAGCATTCGGGAAATATGTTCGATCATCGTATCACAATCCTCTCCATCATGAAAAAAACTTATACGATTCTTATTGAACGTATACGTCGTGGTATGGGTCAAATCTGAAAAGCTATCCCATACTTCCGGAGGACAACTGATGGATCCTTCGGGAGGCATGATGAAAGGACCGTTTTTCTTATGAGGAGAAACGTGTTTATATTTTAAAAATAGATTTCGAATACGTTGCATAATATATCCGAGTAAGATTATTCCTTAGGCATAACGGATGTGTAGGGTTCAACTCTTGGAATAAGTCTAATTCATACCTTTGGTGTCGCTTTGGAAAGCGACTTACATGATGACGGAATGACCGGTACATTCTGTATACATCTTTCCTGGAACGACTTCCTTTCCCGCGATGACCGGCTTCATCCCATTTCGAACAGCTCGCGTGATATGATGCGGACCGGATTCCATCAGGACATGATGTACATAGGTGTTGTCGGTTAACATCAGTTCGCTATAGAAATAGTCGAACTGCTGTAGCTTGTCGGCGGATAGATGAATCTTATGATTGGGTGGAACGAGGGTAATGTGGGGATAAGAGACGGCCCAAAACTCGGGAGGATAATCTTCCTTCTCGTGTAAGGTAGGAATACCGATATAGGCGCCTTCTACCTTTGCGGAGGGTACATATTCCTTCTTCTGGCGAATGATAAATCCGTCATGAAAGGGGAGTATCCCGAAGAATCGACATTCACATGACTTGGCAATCGGTTCAAATACATCTTCGGTCGAGAGACAGATGATGGTTCCAAAAGTCGACCTATCTTGATCGGAATCGAAAGGACGTATGACCGCGTTCATGATGCGATAGGCATCAAGAATGGGATGAGATTCAAGGTTAGTCAAGATAAGGAAAGGCTTCTCGGAATCAAGCTGGCGAGACATGGTATGAGATGATTCTTCATGTATCTTTCTTTCAATTTTTATCGACGACGGGTTCCTTTACGAGGCTTTGCTTTAAGAGAACGTGCGCGCATCCCAACACCACGAGGAGAGGAGGGAGGGGCAGAAGCTCGTCGACTTCTAAACTTACTTACGAATCGTTCAGGGATTCGTGGAGACCGAGCAGGAGCCTGTGCAGGAGACCGTGCAGGAGCCCGAGAGGCAAATCTAATTCCTTGAGCGACTCCCGCTTCGAATCGAGCCTTCGACCGAGTCGTTAATGCCTCTGGTAAATTATACACCTGACCCGCAAGAGCTGCAGCAACGGCATCGTCGATGTATCCCTGAAGAACAACGCGAGGAGGACTTGACATACATTATACATTTAAAATATCCATGCAAGTAAAGATAAATTTTGTATGAATCCCTGAAGTCGTTTTGGGATCCAAATTACAGTAGGCTTCAATCTTCTCTCGGTGATACAATTTATATTTGGACAAGATCGCTATATGTTCGATGCATTCATGGACAATATCCTTCGAAGAACTGTTCAAGAGAGAATCGATACGTTCGATAAGAAACGCACTAATGTGTTCGCCGTCCTTCGTTTTACGTAAATGATCCAAAACAGAAATGAATTGACTGTACATTTTCCTAGATTGATTCTCTTGGTTGATTTTACAAAATAAATCGTAATCGGATGGATCTCCAAACTGAATGACGCTAAAGGATTCCTTATAGGTAGCCGTCCGAGAGGCCAAGATGGTCAAAAATACGGGGTATTTTTCACATAACTCCAAAAAGAGTTTGCAGTAGGTTTTCATGAGATAGGAATTGGAGGTCAGTATCGTAAAAATGTCTTCGGAAAATTCGCCTACATTCTCTTCATTCAAAATGGAAAGAAACATCTCGAAAGAAGACGTCTCCGTAATCTTGTTCAACTCTCGAATCACATCCTGTTTGGTGTGGCGAATCTCTTGCGTAAATTCAAAGGTGGGTTCCGCCTTGATTTCAACGCATAATGAGTTGATGAGTTGAATGACGGAGGAAGGGATCCTGTACGCATTCTTTTTTGAGATGGATACAAAGTCGGTTAACTTATACATACCGTAGATTACGCTCTTAAAGTTTAAATTAAAACTTAAATAATAATAGTGTATATAATTATTATGTCCGACTGGGAAGCTCTCCAATTAAAAATGTCCATCTTACGAGGAATCCATTTGTGTGGATTTGAAAAGCCGAGTCCGATTCAGGACAAGGCGATTCCACCAATCATCGAAGGGCGCGATGTGATCGCTCAGGCCCAATCAGGAACGGGCAAGACAGGAGCGTTTTGTATTTCCGTATTGCAGCGATGTACGGAAGAAGAACGTCATCAAGCGCTTATTTTAGCACCCACACGTGAATTGGCAGAACAAATTCATTCTGTTTTTGTAAAGTTGGCAAAGTTTACAAAAATACGGGCGCATCTTCTGATTGGTGGAACCTCGATCGAACATGATTCCTATGAAATGAGCAAAAATCCTCAAGTCATGATCGGATGTCCTGGACGCGTCATCGACTTTTTATCACGCGGTATACTCTCCTCCAATTTATCGATGGTGGTTCTTGATGAAGCCGATGAGATGCTTTCCCAAGGATTTTTACCTCA